AAATGGCAAGCACCCTAAAAAATACGTGAATTGAGACAAAACACCTTCGGAAAAGTCGCCATAAACAGGGGCGATATAAAGTCCAGTAATTTTACTGTATATCCCACGGATATATCTATCGTCTTTTTTATTTTTATATTCTCCTCTTTCCAACAAAACTATATTGTCAAAGAAAAAATCTCCTAATGATTTCCTAATATACTTTTCCTCTGGAGTTATAGAGCAAATATCTCCCTCGTAAATGTCAACGTTATTTATGTCTTTTAATCCAGTAAACTGTTGAATAATTAAATTATTTTGCTGATATGTAGAGCCGTATAATTGGTAATGTTTTCCATCAGCAGAACCGAAAGATGGCAAATTTGTCCACTTTTTTTCATTTAGATCCCAGCATCTAAATTTAAATTCTCTATTCATATTATTCTTTAATTTTTACGATTACCAAGAAACTAAACAACGATGCCGCAAGTGATACCGGAAGTGCAACCCACCAAGGGGCTATCAAAAGCACCACCCACAATGTCAGAACAAACGGAACAATCAAAATGAGAGCCAGTATAGCCAGCATTAAAAACAATCCGAAATTGTTGTTTGGTAGTATTATTTTTTTCATAATTTATTTCTTCTTTAAACCCCTTAATGTAAGTTTTTTCTTTCCGTTTAAACTGATTTCTTTGAGATTATCCCTGTTTGGGCGGCGTGTCAACCCAAATTAATTGTATTTGAAGGTCTGGAACAACAATTTTTTCTTGGCGTTGTTGTCAAGTTCTTTTTTATCTAATATACGAAAAACGTATGACGCCCTGTTATTCCCCGCACCCCATAACTATTCAAAATAATTTCTGCGGCTTCTTTTCTAGTTTTATTCTTTAAAGAATCAGCAAACAATCTCATGTGATCCATGATCTTGATAACTTGTTTCCAACCATCCACGACCTTACTTATAATTGGGCGCAACTGTTCCGCTATCTCAAAGTCAAAAGTGGTGAGAAAATGATTATAAAACTCATTATAAGAGGGACACTTTAACTCCAAAAACAGATTTATGACGTTTTCTTCGTTTTCAAGCCCAGCTAAGACCTTGTGCAAAAAAAGATATCGCGCAGCCTTGGATTTTTTTAAGGTTTGTCCATTTTTTGAATAAATTACAATACCCTCGTAATCTGTCCATCCCGCAACGACTTTTTCCATCGCTTCAAGATTGTCAAAATTATAACGCTCAGGTCTTTGAACATTCCATTCCTTACCATAAAGGTCAAGGGTGGTTTGTGAAAGATATTGATAATCAGAGTGTTGAACAATACCAGTCAACCAAAGAGTAGGTTCGTCGGCTTCTTTAACAACAATTTTGTTGGCATTGCTGTACCACTCAAAAAGAAGAGTAAATTCCTCACTGTTTAAAACGGGGTTGTCAAAAACGAATGGATATTTTTTGATTAAAAAGCCAATTTCGTAGCCATTGTCCAAGATACGGGCGTCGGAGGTTCCGCGAGTGCGGGCAACCAATTTACCATTAAATTTTGAAACGATTAAGCATGACCCGTCAACCTTGCGAATAAATTCAAGATTTTCTTTAAGGTTTAAAGGTTCAAATTCGGGCTTCTCACCGACATTCGTAAATTTTCGAAACGAAAGAGAAACGGGCTTCATATCAGACTTACGCCAGATAGAAGAACGGAAAATTTTGTTGGATTCATCCCAATCAACTCCCATTGCCTTTGGAAAAACCAAAACGCACTCGTCGCCGCCAACGATACAGTCGCGCAGCACAAAATGTTCAGATGATGGAAGTTGAATCTTCATACTAGAAGAATAACACAACTTGGTCGCGAGTCAACAATTATTTACGGTGTTTTCAACCAATCATTAAAATTTTTATCGTATTCTCCGAGCGTCTCTCTCGGCTCCGCTTTTAAGGGAATATTATTTTTAATTCTATCACGAATTTCTCTAAAATCTGTCAAGCGGGTTGAAAAAATATACGGGGAATGCCACGAATAAAATTCCATTTTTAATTTGGAGTAGGTCGCGCCGTAATCGGCGGCGTTGTCCAACTCGTTGATTGCGGCGTTAAGCCACGAAATTAATTTCATCAACATCTTCGTAATCGGTAATCATCCTATCTATTTTTTTAACTTCAAAAAACTGAACAATGTAAGGGCTTCCCGCCACAATGCTAATACGAAAATATTGAAATCCATGTTCCGAACAATATGCGCGATACAACTTGCCCGTTTGTTTGTGATAAAAAACTTTTTCAACTTCATAATCATTGGGGTCGCCCCGATATGTAAACGGCACATCATCAATATGCTGAAGTTGCAATTCAAACTCTTTTAATTCGGGCGAATCTTTAATAAACTCTTTCATTATTCAAAAATCTCCATGATCTCTTCAAACCCCTCACTCAAAGCTGGCGGGTTTTTCTTGATATTATTATACATATTCTCAATGATATTGTGAGGAACAAGACGGGTGCGCCCCCGATTTCTCTCGTAACAAGTCTCAAGGGGAATATCAAAATGATAGCAGATTGCGGGAACTCCCACCCCTTTTGCAATTTCCACAAGTCTTTCGCGATAAATGGGTTTCGCCGCCGTAGAATCAAAAATAACATTGAGGCCGAATCTAAGCAACTTTTCTGTCCGCTCGTATGCAGTTTTAAAAATTAAATCGCCCATATTTTGAGCGGAGGCATTACCCAAAAGTTCCGCCCTGATTTCGTCGGTGCTCACAATATAAGTGTGGGGAGTTTTTGCCAAAAGGGTTTCGGCATAGGTGCTTTTACCACAGCCGGGAGTCCCACATAGGCAATACAGCTTATTTTGATTTTTCATAATTTTATTATGGATTAATTTTGGGTAAATGTCAAGGTTTTGATGTAATATATTGTATGACCAAATCTGAAATTGAGAAGGAACTCATTATAAATCATAAAAATTATAGTTGTAGGGAACTTGCCAAAAAATTAAATGTTCCTTATAGCACTTTACGAAAAATTGCTCTGCGTATTAATATAAAATTTACTGCGCGCAAAAATAATTCTGATATTAAAAAATTTAAAAAACTTTCCCCTTTATCTAGTTATATTTTAGGATTTTTATGGGCAGATGGATCAATCGGAAAAAGAAAGGGAAGGCCTTCTAATGTCGCTACCGAAATAACACAAAAAGACGCTTTTTATTTGGAACAAGCTTATAATTTGTGTGGGATTAAATATTCCAAATATGAAAGAACTAGGCCGGGGCGTTCTCCGCAATGCTCTTTAACTATTAACGATTGTTCTTTTACTGAATTTTTAATTGATGTTTTTGATTTTGATAAAAAATCTCAGAAATTACCTAATCCAAAACTTTTTAAATATTTTGATAGTTTTTTATTAGGTTTTATGGACGGTGATGGTTATATTGGTAAACGTGTTGAATTTTCGGGGTCGTATAATTTTGATTGGGGAGTTTTAACGGCTTATTTAGATTCTAAGGGTATTTCTGACTACAGGTTAAGAAAATATATTTCCCCGAAAACGGGGCATTCTTTATCTTCGGTAAGAATTAATGTTAGGGGTTCTAAATTACTACTTGATACGTTGTATAAACGCCCCGCTTTTTATTTACCTAGAAAATTTCAAGCTTATAATACATTTTTTGTTTCTTCAAAAGAAAGAAACCCCTCTTCTAAAATCGCAAAATGAGAAAGACTGGTATCTATGCACCAGTTGGTTGAGATTGGATTTTTCTTATTGGGTAAATGACATGAGGCGGGCTTTTTAAGCGGGGTATGAGCAAAAACTTGATTCCACTGTTTAATCGGATAAAAATCCGTTAAATGCAACCAAAATGGTCCGCCGCACCCGTCGTTACCCATACGGGTTCCTTGAAACATAAAATGATGCCACTTGTTATTGTGACAAGCTTCTATGAAATCTTTTTCCTCTGTTTTGAGATAATCAAGAAGTTCCTCTTTAGAGAAACCTACGACATGACCATATTTTGCCCCCGGTTTTGCCAATAAATTGTGTTTAAATCCAAATAAATTGGAATAGGTAAATCCGGCATGAGAAAGCATCCAGTTGCCCTCTTCAATATAATGATAGAGTTGGAGAGACTCAAGTTCGGGCTGAGTAAGGATTGAACGGATTGCACGATTTTTTTCTCCCGTATAACCGGGGCAGTTTAATGCGTTATGGTATGGATAAACATAACTTCGATCGTGGTTGCCCCCAATATGAATCCGATTAGGTTGTTGCAGAGAATGCTTCAACCATCTTGCGGTTTTTTCAGCGTCATAGCGGGTGTCATTCCAATTGTCAAAAAAATCTCCAAGGAATACAACTGTATGAGTTTTCTCAAAATGAGAGGCGAGTTTTTCCGCCGTACTGACTTTGTTGTGGATATCGGGCAAAATAATAAATTTTTGATTATTAACGTCATTCATAAGTTTATTTTATTTTATTTTAAAAGAAATGGCACCCACTCCTTAAAAAGTGCTTCTTTAATTAATGTTGAGGCCGAAACTGGTCCCGGCTCGGATAATTTATATTGAGGTTTATAACCATATTTAGACTCAAATTCTTCTGGAGGAAGATTAGATTTTAATCTATTGATATCTCCACGACTAGGGGCCAAATTCAACCAATTATTCGGAGAACCTTTCTTTTTTTTCTTTGTCCACTCGTCACGACTGGTAACGTGATCAATAGTCATCTCTTTATAAGATAATTTATCTCCCGTCCAAAAACATTTGCCGCCGTATCTGTCATACAAGTGACGTTTGGTTGGGCGAAACGTTTTAATTGGGATTTTGTTATAAAACGGCGAAATAATGACTTGTGGGCTACGAATTTCCAACTTTGTAGTTCTTACGCAACTTTCGGGGTCATGTTTGCGCAATGGTAAGTTAATCCACTCTTCAAAATTAAGTGGGGTCATTTCAGTAATCTGATCAAAGTCAAAAACTCCGTCACTTTCTTCCCAAAATTCAATTTTTAATGCTTTTTTGGGAGATTTACAGGAATTCATGTCCTCCAAAGCTTTTTTCAATGTGCAAAAGCCAATTGGAATCCAACTGGAATTTAAGCAGAGAACGCGACTATCTAAAATACTTTTCATGGTTATAACTTTTAACTTGTAATATCTCTATTCTCTCCGATTTGGCCGGAAAGTCAAGGAATTTTTACGCCACAATTATATTTAAATCAATGTTTTCTACATGGCTGCTGATTAAAATGTGGTGATTACCCCGCGCCAATTTAAACGCCCCGATTTCTTTATTCCAGACCTTTCTCGTTGAATTAAATAAACAATCACTGATCCACTCCATACATCCATGAAAATTATTAATTTCTGTGGGTTTAATTATAAAATGCGGGTGGCCCATGAAAAACTTATCTCGTTTCTCAAGGGTCGGCACACTATCAACGCAAACGGCGATATTAAAAACCTCATTTTGCATTGACCACATTTGTAATTCATTAAAGGTCACTTTAGCCGAATTTATCAGCAATTAACAATATGTCAAGGCTTTTTCCAACAATATGTTGTATCTTGGCCGAATTTGGCCGGATTTTGGCCGGATTGGTTTGATTGGCGTCTGGAGCTTCTTACATAAAAAGTCGTATCTACTGCCGCACCAAGCTTTTCCATAAACTTAAATGTATCTGAGATAAAGGGTTTTTTATTAAAATCTGCGATGTTCCAGCAGAATGTGCCGCCTTGTTTTAGATAATCATTATAAAGGGTTTTTATTACTCCAAAATACCATGTGTCGCGCCACTCTTCATAGCTGGAATATCCCCAAACGGATTGAGACTCTTCTTTATCATAAATTTCCAAATTAAAATATGGAGGACTTGAGAGAATAAGATCAAACGCATTAATTGGGGGAATATATCTCGTAATATTTTCTACACCATCTCTAAATACCTCGGGCTTGATCCTCGTCAAACTATGTAAATCCCAACTGATCCCCTTTAATTCCGTTGCGGTATTAATACAAGGGTCAAAGCAAGTATATTGTGCGCCAGCGGCCACGGCCCCCAGCATTCTACCCCCCCAACCAGCACAAGGGTCCAAAACATTTTTAGCTTTATAATAATCAACAATCATTTTGGCCATTTGAGGCCGATACATTGTAACTTTCGTTAATCCCGCACAAAAATAGATTCCACGGCGCAATTCGGATAGGTATGGCGTAGAATGAGATTTGCGGTTCCACCTTAAAACTTTTTCAAGAATACTGGTGTTTTTCCACAATTGAGAGAATGATTTCCCTTTCGTCTCAACGTCCCAAAAATGGGGCATCCTACTCTCGCACCATTTGAGGCCGATTCTTGACGTTGAATTAATGAAATTGTCATTCGTTGAAAACGAAGTAAGTTTATCCCAGTCCTTTTTTAAATCAGTATAACTATGTTGGTAATTATAATTGATTAAAGAAAGTTCTTGGGCAAGTTGGGGTAAAATCTTTTCAAATTGTTCGTCTGAAAGTGCGCGAGTTGACCCCCTGATATTTAAGAATTTCTCTATCATATTAAGGTCTTTGAAATACTAAAACATATTCATGAGTTTTCCACATAATTCTATTCCTTAAATAACCGTTAATACCGGAACAATTCATCGGGTTTGTTTTATTAATTACGGTTTCTTTAAGTTTCCACCCAACGGCGCGAAATTCTTCAATATAATGAGAATGTAATGGAATCATTTCCCCGTTTTTTCTTATATCCGCTATAACAAATGCGGCGAATTTTTTTGGTTTTAATTTTCTAAAACAATTTTCTGCAAGAGTTTTAATGGACCTTCTCCACTCTATTTCCGTTTTAATGTCGGAAATTTGCCCCTTAACACTTTCATATTTTTCGCAACTCCAATAAGGGGGGCAACTAAATATAAAGTCATAATGTTCATTTTGGACTTCTTTTATCAGAGTTCCATCACTATTGAATAAATCTATGGAAAATTTGGGGTTATTGTGCTTCCAATCCTTTACTTTCTGACGAAGCTGTAAAAATGTTTTTGGAGAAATTTCAAATCCCGTATAATGACGGTCCATCCAATTTGTGATTAAAGCGCGATCCCGACCCGCGAAGGGGTCTAATACCAAATCCCCCACGTTACTCCAAACTTTCAATATATTAAATCCTAAAATTGGATTAAATACAGAAAATTTTTGTTTTATGGAAGTGGCTATTCCATTTGATGCTCGTATGCATTCGTGTTTATCAAGATCGTCCGCGAACAATTCTTTAATTTCTTTAGTTCTTCCGTTTACTTCCCATACTGAACGGGGAACGAAATCCATTACCTCTTTATAAGATTTAAATTGACCTAACTCTTTAATCATATTATCGGTTAAAATAAGTTATAACAGAAATTGGCCAGATTAAAATATGCAAAAGTCGGTCCTGCAATGTTTGGCAAAATGCTCCCGCAACGAATAATGTCCAGATGGTTCCAATAGAAAAATATAGAACAATAATAGTTAAAATCCAATCAGTAAAATTCATAATTAAATTAATCCGCGCCCTCTATGTTGTTTGAGTTGGTTTGGTCTGTCCAAAGACACCTTCTATTTAGTGTCCACATAATAAATGATAAATCTCGGATCATTTGAGTTTTCAACGTGGCCAAGCTTACGGTTGGCTTTGTATATCTTTTTTGCATTGTGTTTATGATAGAATAGTTTGAGTAAAAAAGCAATAATAAAAAAGAGCGACCTTACGTTTCCGCATGATCGCTCAATTTAAATCGTAAGCCTCAGAATCCAGCTTTTCAATAGTGAGTTTTTCAACATTATCCCCGCTGGCGCGGTTTTCTTTGATTTTCCCCGTGATGCCTTACGGCCACCACGATTCACTACATAGGTGCTTATTTTAAGTGGTAGCATTTCCACTGTAACCTATTGATACTCCATAACTCTCTGAATCGTCTAACTCCGCTAGGAATCAGTAAAGGCTTGCGGCCACCATGTCTTACCCATTATGAACACAATCTCAGCTTGCGGCTTTAATCGTGACTTGATTATCCCGAAGGATTCAAGTATTAACCTACTTTTTCAATAGATCAGACCCGACTTTGCATTTTAGATATGTTCCAAATACATACGGCTGTGAGCCATAAACTCAATCAGGGAAGTGCGAGTCTAGTAGCTTCATAACCTTTTGGGTCACGAAATACTACACTCCCCAATATCCTGCTCTTGCGAAGCATTGGACGATTTTAAAGACTCAAGAATCGGCTTTGACACCAACCCCCTAACTTTAAAAATGCTGGCTTGCCCTCATTTGCAGTTCGGACAATCCAACTTGGCTTTAACAATGGTCTTTTGCTCCGATGCTCCTATACCCGTTGGGCCTTTAGAACACCTTCACGCAGATTACAATCCTATTGCTAGAATTTAAATTAAGGGTCATTCCACCCTTAATCAACTGTTTGCCAATTTTGTTTAAATGTCAACCCTTGCGGGAAGCGCGGACTCGTTGAGAAGTTACCGCTTTTCTCTGGCTTTTACCAGTATTATCTAAGGATGTCAAACCACCCTTTTTTCAGACTGCTGTTTTTCAAGCAACCCAATAAAGATCATAAAAGGAGTTTCTGTAGTTTTCTCCAGTTTGTAGAGTTGATGTCCTCTACTGTTTCTATATATTACGCGAACTTGTTGATTTCGTCAAGAGATTTTGTAATTTTTTTTCAAAATTGTTGTTATTTTGAATATTCTTTCAATTTTCCATCCTCAATATAAACGAGTTTACCATATTTCGTTCCCTTCTTCCATTCGCCAATAAAAGTAGCCATATATTCTTGATTATCAAACTTCCCAAGAGTGGCATCAGCAAATTCCAGAATCAATAAATTTGGAAATGCTTGTGGGCGATGGTTTAAAAGCCAATCAAGGGCGGCTTCGTTGGTTTCACCCATTAAACGGCGAGCAATAAAGGCGCAAGCTGTCGACCTGCTCACGCCAGCCACACAATGAATTAATACAGTGTGATTTTCGTTGTCCCCGATCCATGTTTTTAATACATTTATAATATGCCGAACATGAAACTCATTGGGGGCATCTGGCTGATTGATTGCCTCTGTGTCGTCAAAGTAAAATCGGTATGATTCAATATTAAAATCGGTGCGAAACCTTTGATGATATTTTTCCGTTTTTTCTTTTAATGATTCATTGAGCAACGACATTATTCGCGTCACCCCATTTTCCCGCACAAAAAAAACTTCTCGGGCTTCTAGGTAATCTGTTATAAAAATTTTATTTATCATATTATTTTTTGATTCTGTCAACCTTGTTGGATGCTATCGTAAAATGAAGGCCGAGGAAATTTTTATCATCATTTATTCCCAAGTTTTTTTTAAGGCCGTCTAAAAATGGACAATCTACAGGGCACCAAAAATTACTAAATCCTTTGCGCTGTGACCCCCCAAATATGATATTCTCGGGATTATAATAAAATGCAACTGGGGCATTATATTTAATTAAATTATACTCGGGTTTCCATCCGTGTATGGTATTAATTACGCAAGAAATATGGGCTCCGTGTCTTGGGGTAAAATATCTGTCGTTGTTGACTAGGGTTGCACCAGTATCTCCATAAAAACGGCGTTTAATTAACCACAAGTAGAAGTTAATCAGGTCGTTGTTGATACGAAGGCGAACTGCCCAATTTTTCTCAACCTCAAGACGACCATAACCAATACGAGAGTAACCAACGCGGGGCAAAATCACATCACCAATAGAATTGGATTGACGTTTCTGTGTATTGCGGGGTTTGAAAGTATCGTTGTTCATAAATATAGGGGCGAGAAATCTCGCTCTTGATACCTACATCTTTATTGTTTTTGTAAAAAACTTCAAGACAATTGTTTGAATTTTTTTGCAGGGTAATATCAGAGGGCGAAACGCACCCGTTCAATACCATCATTCCAAATAAAACTAGAATAATTTTGTTCATGGTTTTGATGTATTTTAGAATAGTTTGAGCGGGAAGTCAAGAACAATCGGCGGTGGTGGTGGCCATAGCGGGGACGAAACCGCAACCTACTTCTTAGGAGGAAGTTGCTCATCTTTGAGCTTTATGGCCGAAATGGTGGAGGCGTCGACTTTCGAAAGTCGAGTCCAGACAATCTAATTGTCACCTTTACTATCACAATCATTATTTAAGCGATTTAAAGTCTCGTTCTTAACGTCCGACTCGTAGAATTTTACAATATACTACAATTATTGTTTTGCCCAAGTTGTTGTTGTCAAACTGTTTGGGATACTAAACTTCGGCTAGTAAACTTTCCCAACAATTTTTCGTCCTAATTTCTTAGGCGAAAGCGAGGCTAGGTGCAGGAGAAACCGAAGTTTCAAATGCGGCCTTGACCTTGCTGATTGCAGACCTTACGGCTTTTGCTTTTATTTTTTATCATCGTTTTTTACGAGGCCAAGATGAAAATCCTCGGATTGTAAGATGCTCAGTTTCAATTGCTGTCGAAACCTTGCGCCCCCATTAAATTATTATGTGTAATTAAAGTTATGCTTTCTCCCTATCAAAAACTTTACAAACAATTATATCGTGCCTCTTTAACTGGTCCTACCGACCACGTTGGCGAGACTGGAATCAGTAGCATTCCTTATTTTATTGACGTAATTCATACGGCGAAGCCAAAAAAAATTCTTGAAATTGGATTTAATCGTGGGTCTTCTGCTATAAAGTGGTTGATGAACTCTGATTCCTCTCTACTTTCTATTGATATTCAAAAAAAGGACGGTTGTATTGATGTTGTGAGGCAAAATTTTGGGGGCCGATTTGGTTTTATTCAAATGGATTCAAAGGATTTGGGCGGCATACCTCATTGGGTTCATTTCTTTGATTTAATATTTATAGATGGCGATCATAGCGAAGGTGGTGTTTATCACGACATTAAAAATTCTTTAAAGTTGCGCCCCAAATTTCTTTTTTTTGACGATTACTTTCACACTAACCACGGCGAGCATATCCGCCGCACTATATTAAGATTTCCTCAATTAAAATTTGTCAAAAATTATCCGATTAAAAATTATGGACCATCTGATGATAATTGTGGGCAAGCATTATATAAGGCTTTTTATTAAGTAGTGGTGGAGGTCCATGTCAGTGACGATCTGACTACTCATCTTTACGAAAGACGTATTTTACCAACGTAAACTAAAGGACCATATTATTAATATTATTAATTCTAAAATGGCGGCGGGCCAGAGAATCGAACTCTGACTGGCTTTTAAACCAGATATAATTTCCAATTATACGCAACAAACCAATATTTGCCTACCCGCCATAAATTATGTGGAAAACTGACAGCACGATTGCCATACCCTTGATAGGTACCATCTGTTTTCGAAACAGTGTCCGCACCCTGACGGATTAATTTTCCTTTAAAACCGAGGAAGAGGTGGGATTTGAACCCACGGTGGCTTATTAGGCACACTCCAATTTTCAAGATTGGAACAATAAACCGGACTCTGACACTCTTCCATTTTAGCTGTAACCTCAAGAATCGTCGCGAAATCTCGCTCATCCCTAGTTACTATCGGTTTACTATACCGAGTCGGCGGTGACTATCCCCATTTTTACGATGATTAATCGTTTATTCATGTGTAGGATCACACTATCAGGAAATCACTCCTGCGGAGGGTCGTCCTGAAAAGATTTGAACTTTTTCTTAAACCGTGTCGGAGTTTTTTGCTACCATTACAACACAGGACGTTATTTTAACAAATTATCAAACAGATAATAGCCAACCTTTTGTATCTAGTTTCTCGATTAAACTATGCCCTTTCGGACATCCCCAACTTTACGTTCGGGTGCTCCAACCTTAGCATTATAGTGCAGCACTACACTAGCTACTTTAGGATTAGTCATACCTTGAGGTGATAGCGAATATTTCTACTCTCCCTACGGCTGCTGATGACGATTGAACTTCCTCTATGTCGTCCACAAGGGACTTCACAGCCGAGAACTGTCTGTTTGATGATTTTAAATTTGTTTCATGTTTTGATATTGTGCGAATTTGATTTGTTTGTCAACTCTTTTGTCGGCCAAAAGTAGTCTAATTTCGCCACTTCTGGCCACTTATATTGTTGATAAAATTGGGGATTTTTAAAAAGGAGTGCTGATTTATGACTAGAATGAAGTCGTTCGTCTCCAAGCCAAGGTGGCGGCATACCCTTAAATCCATTCGGTGCAAGATTTTGCCACTTTTTAATTTTGTCAAAACAGGTATCTTTATACCCACGCCCAATCCATTCTTCACAAATCGCCAACCCATAATCAACTAAATGATTTTCATACGTCCTCCACATTGAAACGGCAGGGTGATTTGCCCACCCCTTTTTATTGTTTAAAATTGTATTGAGGATTTGGAGCGTTTCTACTCTCATTTTTCCGAGCCGCTTCATATCTAGGGCTTTCGCAGATTGGGCGAAGTCAGGGTATGGTAGGAAAGATTGCATATTTATTATACTGACACAATTTCAATACTTTCTGTCAAAACTCGTTGAATGGTTCCTTCTACTAATTCCTTCCATTCGTCTATTGAAAGAAGGATGTGGGGTTTTGAGGGGTGTTTAAACCCAATAAGAACTGCGTAGCCATTTTTTGTTTTTTCTGTCTCGCTATAAACGTAAGTGGGATATACTTTAATGCATTGTCGCAAGGAATTTATCGCCGCCCCCCGATTTGCGAAGACAGTCTTTCCACTTCCGGCGCGGAACTGATTTCCTGTTTTTTTAAAAATTACTTTAAAACGGGGGCTATTTGGTTCAATGCTGTAATGTTTTTCTAGCCGTTCTGTCAAATTTTGGAACGTTTCGTCGTCGTTGTATCTCATGATCTAACTATATTGAACTATTTTGATGTTTTTGTCAACCCCAATGTAATGAATATCGTGAATCTTTTTAAATTCTTTTTAATCGGGGCCGTGTTTTTGACTTTTACTGGTTGCGAACCGAAACCCCAGTCTATTGATTCTATTGTTTTTAATAACCACGAATTAAGTGGGTGCGTTATTGACGCCGCACTTTATCGCGCCATTTACAAGCAAAATAATTCATTAAAGAAATACTATTGGAGCAAAATTTTAATGATTAAATTTAAGGGCTCCAACGACGGCCACGCCACTTGTGTCTATATGATTAATATTAAAGATAACGAAAACCCTCTTGACAATATTGTTTTTTCTTATGACTTTCATAAGGGCTCTCGCATGGTTCCTTTGATTTTAAGAAATAACCCGTTGGGAATCGCCCGATATCTTTACGGGGATAAGGTGGAACTCGCAATATTTTTGTGAAAACTGCGCGAGCGAAATTGTCGGTGTGCTATTATCTAGGACAGCATCTCACGCATAACCCCTAGAATAAGGTTGCGTGAAAATTACCGAAGGGGCGGCGGGCTGACAGCACGATTGCCATGCCTTTTGAGGGGCACCAGAGAATTAGCAATTCCCGTTCATCACCCGATGAATTAACCCGCCGTATTAAATTGGTCCTAGCGGCAGGCGTTGCTCCTGCATATTTTCATTTATCAAATGAACCCCATTACTAATCTCGGGCACACTAGGATTAATGTTTTTTATCTTCTTCTATTATTACTCAATTTGTGAGAAACGCAAGCATTTTTGTGCTTTTGTCGCCACTTTATCCAGTTCGCTACGCTCTCATTCTCCCTCAATAATTCTATTGAATTTAAATGATACTTGAGTGTTGGGTTTGAGAATAAAACATGAATTTGTCTGTGACATTCTTCGCAAATTAGAACAGTTTGAGTGCCTCCCTTAATTTTGGGGACGACGTGATGTTTACTATTTGCACTTGCTACTTCACAAATTGGACATATTTCTTGGATCATATAAAATGGAGCCAACGGTGGGATTTGGCACCCACACTGAGACGAAACGAAATCAATGGGCGTAATGCCATACTATTTTTCATTGCAACCTTAAAGTCACTCACTAGGCGTCTTGCTCTTTCTAACCCGAATATAGTGCGGTTAAGCTACGTTGGCGAAAATCGAGCCCGCACCGTGAATCAAACACGGATTCCCTGAATACCACACAGGAGTAATAGTCATTATACTATACGGGCATTCGTTTTTGTTTATCTATCCACAGAACGATAACTGCGCCGTACGTCATGAGATAATCGAAATCTCGCTATATCGTTGGCAACGATAAGTTCTACCACTAAACTAATGACGCATAATTAAAACGCCGGATAAGTTGGTAACGCTCCAACCTTTGAACTTTTTCAGAATTCCACTAATCTATCTCAGTTATTATCCGTTAAATTGAAATTGGAGCACTATATCAGAGTTGAACTGATTATGAGATTTCTCTCCATCCTTTTGCAGAGGATTCGCTCAAGCCGGATGCGTCATAGTGCATAAATTGTTTTAAATACCAGAAAGACTTGAACTTTCAATTGGGTAGTTCTTATAGTAAGATTACTCCATCGGTTTACCATTTCAACTATCTTAATTTCGGGATTTGGCCGACTTCCTCTGCCATTTGGATATGGTATTTAAAATTAAATGGCGGATTTTCGCCGCCATAGGGATCGCGCTGATTACTCAACGTTATCCTCCACCATTCTAAGTTTTTAAACTTAAAAGTAATAAAATAAAAATGGTGCAAGAGGAGAATTTTGCAATCTCAACCTTCTCCGTGTAGGGGAGTTGCTCAACTTTTGAGCTACTCTTGCGTTAAATTTAAAACCCTAAATTTCGCCTTCCGTATATTTAGTATCTCTCACCAGTCGTTCCATTTCGGGACACACCCATTGGTGATTTTTAAACACTGGACTGCCGTTTGTTGTTTTAAATGGTGGAGGTATCGCGGTTCCAACGCGACTGATTATTCTCATTGCAAGTGAGACGGCCACAGCCAGCAGCCCCTACCCCCTTAAATTTATTCTACATCGCGCCATATCACTTTATAGAATTAAAGACCGAATTATTTGAGCTTCAATAATAAATTGGTAGCCCTACTTGCTTACGAGGCAAGACATTAAAATTTTCTAAGAATTTTTTCTCTCTTTGGAATATAGGGCCATATAAATTAAATTAATCACATAGACAGGACTTGAACCTGTATAAGAAAACTCTACTAGAAGTTGTATGTCTTCACGCCCGTCATCGCCATGTCTTCCTTTTGGCTACTAACGTGCTGCTGTGCCATTCGCTACAATGTGATTAAATTGGCAGCGTTCACCGTGGACAATCGGCACTTCCACCCCTAATAGGTGGTGTTCTATGTATTTAAACTATCGCGCTAAATGGTACTCGCGGACGGGATTGAGCCGACACTGTTATCGTTTTGAATGATATGCCTCCTGCATTGGGCTACGCGAGCATTAAATCTTTTTATAGTGAACCCAACACTCACCATAATATTTTTTTACTTCAAAATTGTTGGGGAGAAGTTCGTTGACTGCGCGGTTTACGCCTTCCCAGCCGTAGTCGTGGCCAGAAAGAATTCCACCCTTTTTAACTTTTGGCAACCACGCTTTGATGTCGGCTTTTACGTCTTCATAATTGTGAGAGGCATCAATATAAACGATATCTAAACTTTCATCAGCAAACGACGCCGCCGCTTTGATTGATTCATTTTTAATTGGAAATACAATGGATTTTTGGTCATTAACAACTTTCATGTTAGACACAAATAAATCGTAGAGACTTCCGTTTTTCACATAAGAATCATTTTGATGAATATCAAGGTCTAATTGGCCAAGCCATGTATCAACGGCAAAAACTTTAATGTCTTTACCAGAATTAAAAACTTCAACTGCTAAATAAATTGTGGAACGACCTTTCCAAGAACCGACCTCAACGATTACCCCATCTGAGGGGCAAGCGTTAACAAATTCACTGTACAAATTTTGGTAATCAAACCAATCTTCGCCGTATTGTGGTTGTGTATAAACGTGTTCCATATTCCTATAATAAGGGTGGTGGCTTGATCTGTCTAATATTTATGGTGGACCCCGCGAGATTTGAACTCGCACTAATTTTGGTTCGAAGCCAAATTGACTTTCCAGTTGCCGAGAGGTCCATAAAAGTGCATCAGGTGGGATTTGAACCCACAGTGTTTACCTCTTGGGTATATCGTTTTAAGTGATATGCGTTTCGCCGTTTCGCCACTGATGCTTAAATTAATTTGTTAAAAGCGTGTTTTTACACCAAAAAACAATTGAGCCTTACCAATTACGGGGTTCTCGTTTACTTTCCACGGTTAGACGGTATCCAATGGGCATCTCAATATCTAACTTTGATAAATTGCACATCACCACAGTCATTCCCGAATAAAGGTCGGGAATCGTTGGCGTCGGAGGCCCGCGCTTCGGTTTAATCATTAAAGATGGCTACTTCTAAGCCTACTTCTTCTAACAAAAAATGGTGGGCAGTCAGGGAATCGAACCCTGTTAGGTTTTTAGGCCGCTTGGTTTACAGCCAAGATCGCATCCTTAACGAGATACCTACCCAATAAAATGGTGTTGCATACAAGAATTGAACTTGTCCTTAGACTTTCGCAAAGTCTCGTGCGATCCGATACACTAATGCAACATAAAATGGCGGCGTATAGGGGTAACGATCCCCTTTCAGCGAGTTGAGAACTCACAGTATTACCTTTATACGAATACGCCAATTAAATGCACGAGGGGATGGCAACGAACCACCAACTTTCGCGACAAACGGCGAATATTTTACTTTAAACTACCCAAGTATAAAAACGCACGGCCAACAGGTAACGCTCCTGCTCACAAAAAGGTGAAAACTTTTCTGCCTGCTTTGGGCACTTGACCGCATTTAAATTGTTAAAAATTGATACCGAACACTTTGAGTAAGTATCCAATATAAACCAAAATAAGGATGACTGCCGCGACGGTCAAAAAGACCCCTGCAATAATCATGGCGAGAAGCACATAGATTAGATAGAGGACAAGACCAGCGACGACTGCTTTGATTAATGTTTGAATCATATTACCTATTATAGTGGTATAATGGGTATAGTCTAATTTATTTAAAAATGGGTTGACCGTGGATATTTGCAATCCATTATTCTGTTTCACAAACAGAGACATCACTCAAATGCTTCGGCCAAAGTGTTTTTTATAAAAGCAGAGGGCTAGAAAATCGAATTCTACCAGTCTGATTTGGAGTCAAACTCGCCAGCCTTGGAACATGGCCCTCTATTGAAATGGTGGGTTGTCAGGGAATCAAACCCTGTTCTCAAGAGTAAGAATCAAGAGCATCATCATTTATGCTTACAACCCGTTAAATTGTGGTGAAGAGAGATTTGGACTCCCACTATGTCTCCGTTATATTGGAGTGCCTCTTGTTTTGTTGGGCTATTCACCGAAAGCTCCCTGCCGTGGACTCGCACCACGACTTAACAATTTCAAAGACTGCCGTGCTACTTTACACTAACAGGGAATAAATAAAACGCCCGAAATTCTATCTAATTTAATAGAGGAAGAGTTGCTTCGGGACTGTGCTATATCGGAAGGTGACGATCCTTCATGCTTTTGGGCTCACCGTTTCAGAGACGGGACAGGAATGCCAACTATCCTGAGCGATATAATAAATGGAGTCGTGTTTATTTTAAATGTCCGGGCCGGAAAAACCTCATTCACTACTGGTTTTCAAGGACTTGCGACTAACATTGAATGGTGGAACCATAACCGTTCGGTTTAGAAGACCGATGTGCTGTCCTCTAACACTCTAGTTCCGTTTATAAATTGATTAAATGAAATATTCTGGTAGGATTCGAACCTACGTCATCAGAGCCATACTCTTTTTGGCAGTATCTTTCCACATAGTATGGTTGCGGTCTTCCACTGAACTACAGAATAAATGGTGGGCGTGGCAGGATTTGAACCCGCATGGTATTACTCCGCGACGTTCTCGACATCGTGCGTCTGCCAATTTCGCCACACGCCCATAAAAATAATCCTATATTTTATCGTAAATAGAATTCAAGTGCGTTGTCAGTGTCGCGAATGACTTTTGGTTGAATTTATAAGACTGAGGTTTATTGCTTTACTTGGGATAGGAAATTAAATGGCGTTTATAATGGGATTTGACCCCGTTTTAGTGTAATGATTATATATGATAATACTAACCCAAAACTTGAAAGACATTTCCCTTAAAGGACTTGTGGATATTCAGTGTGAATATTGTAAAAATATTTATCAACTAACTAAAAAATCTGTAAAAGCTAAAAAAAAATATGAAAAAGCTGGATATTGTTCTAAACGTTGTAGGAATATAGCTAATGGTAAGTTAATTTTGTGTAAATGTAGTCAATGTAACTCTTTACTTGAAAGGTGCAGAAAAGAGTATATAAAATCTACCGCTCATTTCTGTTCAAACTCTTGTTCTGCCAAATTTTATAATCCCAAAAAAGATTGGGCTCAAATATGGACCTCAGAAAAAAGAGAAAAGATATCAAAATGGGCTAAAATACACGCACATAAAATTTCTCTTGAAGAAATTCGTAGAAACCCTAAATTTAAAGATTTAAAATTGTGCGAAAGAGTTTGCCCGATTTGTTTTTCTAATTTTGTGGCAAAACACGCATCCCATAAACAAAAATATTGTTCTAAAGAATGTTGTTCTAAACGGCCCAATCAAGGTGGTTTCCGCGAAAATTCAACTAGGTTACACCGATGTATTTATAATGGAATTAAAATGGACTCCGGTTCTGAAAAGAAGTTTGCAGAAATTTTAGACAAAAACAATATTCGGTGGTCAAAAAACTCCACTAAATACTATTCATACGAATTTGAAGGAAAGAACAAGAAATATTATCCTGATTTTTATTTACCCGACTTAAAATTGTGGGTAGAGATCAAAGGAAAAATTTACGTTGAACTTTGGCTTCCTAATAAACTTCAATCGGTTAAAGACGCCGGAGAAAATATTGTTATGATTTTTTCTAAAGAAATTAAGGAAGACTTTGTTCTTAATTTGATTAAGCGGTGATACTGATATTTGAAATCAGCCTTCAACCTTGACAGGATTGTGTGCGAACCACTACACTACATCACCATAAATTAAAATGGTCCTCCGACAACGATTTGAACGCTGACACCACCCACATCAAGGGTGTTCTCTACCATTAAGACACCGGAGGATAAAAATGGTCCTAGTGCTGGGCGATGCTCCCAGTACCCGACGCTTATAAAGCGTCCGCTCTGACTAATCGTGAGCTACACTAGGTTTTTAAAATTTAATCTCCGACTTACTCGGAGTGATGGTAGCTCTCGTCCGTATTGACCGGACATCTAACCGCGTATGAAACGATTGCTTTACATTAAGCTAGAGAGCCATAAATGGTTGCGGGAACCCCGCATATAAATGGAGCTTCCTCTCAGCGACGATCTGAGTTTTCCCGAGTACAAAACGGGGGTTTTAAAATCCAACGTAAACTAAGGAAGCGAAATTAATTCAGGGACACCTATCAGATAAAATGTGTATCCCAATACGCTATAAAGTGGCACCAACTCCCCTAGTTCTTATCTGAGAATAGAGGTGTCCGGTATTGTTATCTTTAGAGGTTTTGAAAGCCAGCACCATGAGAGAATCGAACTCTCGTCTCAACTTTGGAAAAGTCAAGTAATAGCCATTATACGAATGGTGCATTAAATTGTTTTGAACAGTTTTAATTCTCACGATTGTTCAGGAACGTTAAATGGTCGGAAATCAGGGTGCTGCCCCCTGCTATATCCTGATCCCAAATCAGGCGTCCACGCTGGCAGACTCATTTCCGTTAAAATTTGGAACGGGCTTTTTAGTGACGACCCATGAATAGGAATTTCACCTATTTCGTTCCATCCTAGTCAATTAGGAATTTAAATGGCTCTCCCCCTTCGTAACGATCGAAGTTGATTTTGCTTAACAGGCAAACGGTTCGGTCCTACCACCCCGAGGAGAATAAATTGGTGCTCCCTAACAGAATCGAACTGTTTCAGCGGGCTTAGAAGACCCAAGCCTAGAATCCACTAGAGGGAGCAAAGTAGCGGATTCGGTTACGATCACGACCCACCAGCTTATGAAACTGGTATGCTCCCAGAGCACTTATCCGCAAGGTGATCTGGCGACGTTATTCTCGTCTGTTTTTCCCCTAAATGGAGAACGTTCTAATATGTTGAACTACCGAATCATAAAATTTGAGGCTTTTCCGTTTACGGGAAATTTAATTCTCCTACCAGAGAAACCTCTAATGCACAGAAGGATGGAGTTGAACCACCGACCTTCGGGCTTAATCCCAACGCTCTACACTGAGCTACTTCTGTATAAATTTAATATTTTGTAAAAAATCTTTTACGACCACCGCCATCATGGGTGGGCGAAAACTTATAAAGCTCAAACTTGGATTTGGGCTCAAAATTTGATTTTTTGTTTTGTGAAATTAAATGGCCCAACTGGTAATGTCGGGTTGGAGAAATCTTTACCCCAATTAAAGAATCAAAATTTTCAAGGTTTACTTTAAGAATTGCACTCGCTTTTTTCTTTAAAGAGATATTTAAGTTGTTAAGTCTGGCTACAAACCCTTTATTTATTGTAAAGTTTTTGCTAAAAAGCTTTAGTTTTTCTTTTAATTTTGACAGATTTGAAATTTCCGCTAAAAAGATTGAAGAATGAATTTTGTTGTGGCATTTTCTACAAACACCGATTAAATCTTCGTCTAAATTTTCAAATGGGAGGTTTTTATAAGTTAAGTGATGAGTATCACAAGACCTTTCTTTGTCGCAGATTTTACAATCTATATCGCGGCCTAAAATATACTTACTTTTAGCTCGCCACTCATCGGATTTTAAATACTCATTTCTATATTCAAAACGAGAAAACTTTATCATATTTTCCATACTTATTATAGTGTGGAAGGATTATAATTTCTAAATTATGCAAACATTTTTGTAGTTTGCGAATCATTTGTTTGTTTTTATATTTTTTTATTCTTCACCGAAGGAATATTAAATATGATTAGTTTAGCTTTTTAAGGCATTTCACCAATCACAAACTCTTGATAATAGTAGTTGTTGCTACTATCCAAGGCTCGTTGCAGTTACCAAGAATATCAGAGGGCGCGACTTTCGCGACATACATAGTCTTGCTACTTCGGCCCCATTTTTAATGAGGATCAGCTATACGAGTTGGTTAGCATCTTCGGATGATTGTCTTCGGCCTCATCCTTAATAAAGGGCCGTCACTTTCGCGACTCAAACTATTCTAAAAATTGTTTTTTATTTCACTGATTTGTTGTCTCAGTGTTTTAAGAGTTTATCTCGCTTTGCTGCGAAAGTCAACATCTTTTTGAAACTTTTTTGTTGTTTCGTTTCTCCGTCAGCTTTGGTTGCCGTGGCTTCCTCTACTGTTTTTACATCATATGTCCTTTTGTCGGTTTCGTCAATAGGTTTTTCAGATATTTTTGGTTGATTGTTGTAAGTTATTGGTTGTGAACTGGTTGGAAAACAAAAAACCTCGCTTTTTACTGCGAGGCTTGATCTTTTAACCGTCTGTCCCTTTAAAAAATGTTACCTCGCTGTCTGTCTCCCTTGTGTCGGATTTTTTACAATGGCGCAACGGAGGGTATCTGTACCCTTTTCGCTGGAAAACCATGTATATGACGAGTTCATTTTTGAATTTATTCTTCTTTCTTTTATATATTACAAGAGTTTTCTCAAAAAATCTAAAAATTCTTCAATTATTTTCAATTTTAAATGTAGGGGAGTTCCATGCCGCCCATGACAATCTGCATATCTGTATGAGAATCAAGATTTTAACCACCCCAAACAATAACAGAAATGCAACGGAATTTGACCGTTGTGCCTCTCCCATCATTTCAATTTCTTCCGCTGTTGGAATCCACCCATAAAACACTGGTATTTATAGCTGGTTAAGATTTTCTGAAAAATCTAGCGATTTTATAGAACTTTATGTGTAAGTAGTAATAAGACAATGTATAAACTCTCCGAATAC